AAAGGGTTATTTGGGTGGTTAAAACACCCTGTGCTTATAGGGTAGTAGGAGAACAAACAATCAAGGATGACTTGCATAGCTCTCATCTGATATTTGTTATTTTTTTAATTAATATAAAGGAATAACACTATGAAATGGACTAAACCAGCAGCAACAGAAATGAGATTTGGTTTTGAAGTAACAATGTACGTTTGCAACAGGTAATTTTTAAAGCCGTACGATTGACATATGACCTATTCAGTTAGGGTGGTAACACTATAAATAGCTTGTGTTACTTGGTGCGTTAGTCTGCACGAAAGTGTAAGTAAAGTTCAGAGGACGACTTCAAAGTCCTCAACTAATTCATATTGGGGTCACTCTCTTCCTTCTCCTGAGAGAGTTTAAAAGACCCCTCACTTATAGGACACACAATGGCAGCACCGTTAGGAAATAAAAACAGCAGCAAAAACAATAGAGCTTGGGGCAAGGTAGTAAAGAAACTTGCAATACAAGAGGACGCTAAACGACTACACAGTGTAGCAGAAGCATTATTCAGAAAAGCAGAAGACGGAGACATAGCTGCAATCAGAGAATTAGGGGACAGGATAGATGGAAAAGCAGAACAAACAATTAGTGGAGACTCAGACGCTCCAATCACAATCGTTGTCAAAACAGGTATCGACGAATGAGAACGAAGTTACGACTGGATATGCACCTAGAGAACCTCAAAAAAAGATACACAAAGCTGTCAAAGAAAACCGTTGGACAGTTGCAGTCGCACACAGAAGGATGGGTAAAACAGTTGCAGCAATTAACCAGCTCATACATTCAGCACTTAAATGTGAGAAGAAAAGTCCTCAGTTCGCATATATTGCGCCTACTTATGGTCAAGCAAAGCGTATCGCATGGAATTATCTTGTTGACTATACTCGCCCTCTTGGTGGCACTGCTAACGTAAGTGAATTACGTGTCGATTTTATGGGACGTCGTATTAGTCTGTATGGGGCTGATAATCCTGATTCCATTAGGGGTATATATCTTGACGGGGTGGTCATTGACGAAATTGGTGACGTACATCCTTCATTATTTACAGAAGTTATAAGACCAGCCTTATCTGATAGACTCGGATGGGCATTATTCATTGGAACTCCTAAGGGAGCGAATCATTTTAAAGAACTAAGAGATTTTGCAGATGATTCTTCTAACGATGGATGGACTCTAAGAGAGTTTAAAGCAAGTGAGACTGGCCTTATACCAGAAGCAGAACTAAAAGATGCCCGTAAAGCTATGGGCGACAACAAGTACCAACAAGAGTTTGAAGTATCCTTCGATAGTCCTATCGTTGGCTCATATTACGGTGAACTCCTCAAAGATATAACATCAAAGAATCACATAAGAGATATCCCCACTGAAGCTGCAACACAGAAGTTTACAGCATGGGATTTAGGCATTTCTGATAGCACATCCATATTCGTTTGCGAAACGATAGGAGGCGAGGTCAGAATCATGGATTTCTATGAAAACCACGGGCAATCATTAGATCATTATATACAGTGGTTAAATGACAAAGGATATAGAGACTATATACACATACTTCCCCATGACGTAAATGTAAGAGAACTACAAACAGGCAAGTCAAGACTAGAGTTTCTAACTGAAGCTGGACTCAATATAGAGGTGGCTCCTAAATCATCAGTTGAAGACGGTATCATGGCAGTAAGACAAATGCTACCTAACACATGGTTCAACAAAGATACTACTAAGTTTGGCGTAGAGTGTTTGCGTAATTACAGGAGAGTATTCAACGAAAAATTAAACGTTTACCAAGAGCGTCCGCTACACGACTGGTCTAGTCATGCAGCTGATGCCTTTAGGTATTTAGCAATGGGCATAAACACTGCCGGTAACACTAAACGTAGCGACTGGGGTAAACCCTACGAATCCACATCAACTGGAGATAGCTACAAAGATCAATATATGTAATTTGTGCAATAAAAACACCAATTTTAAAAGCCCAATTCTATGCACCTCTCAGCCCTTCAATATTGTCGTATGAGAGCCTACAAGGCATTTAAATAAGTTCAGGCTAGGGTAGCCTAGGTAAAAACAAAACAGGAGAAAATATGCTTAATTGTATCAAATGGGTTAGCTCATTACTAATAATACTTAGTATGATATTAACCGCTAGTAACATATACCCACTTAATCTATTCATTGCAGTAATACCTACAATAGGATGGATCTACATATCATTTGTATGGAAGGATAAAGCATTAATTGCTATGAATTTCACTGCGCTTACAATCTATTTACTAGGCATCACTAACTATTTGCACCAATAAGGTGCATAATAAACAATAACTTAAGAGATGAAACAATAATATGAGCATTACTGAAGAAGAATTAAAATCATTACTCGACAATCACATAGATGATGCTAACAGTGCATACGAAGAAGTTGATGGCGACGTAAAGAAAGCAACAGAATACTACTTAGGTAAGCCATTCGGAAACGAAGTTAATGGTAAGTCATCAGTAGTCGACAGATCAGTAGCAGCATCAATAGATGGCGCACTACCCCAGTTGCTCAAGATATTCACACAAAGCGTAGACGTTGTAGAGTTCACACCACAGAATGATGGAGACGCTACGGTCGCAGAGAATGTCACACAGTACGTCAACCATATATTCAACAAGGACAACTCAGGTGCTATCATCATGCACGATTGGTTCTGGGATGCACTCGTTAACAAGGTAGGGATAGTAAAAGCCTACTGGGACGTTAAACAAAATGCTAACGAAGAAGAATACTTTGGTATCACACAAGATGAGCTAGGCATGCTCATGCAAGAAGACTCTGTAGAGATAGTAGAACAAGAAGAGATACCAGGTGAACTAGTAGAGGTAGGCAAAGATCCTAACACAGGTCAGCCAATCACTGAGCCATCACCAATGTCTTACAACGTTAAGCTTAAGAAGACAGCAGACGCATCACGAGTTAAGATAGAGAACGTTAGTACTGCTGAGTTCATGATAGACAGACACGCTGATAACATAGACGATGCAAGGTTCGTTGCACAACGTAAGATGTTAACAAGGTCAGACCTAGTGGCAATGGGCTATGATAAAGATATAGTAGATGGACTTAATGCAGATGATGATATTAATCCTATTAACGGTACTACATTCAACACAGTCACAGATGTAAACAACACTGATCCATCACAAGATCTAATAGCATACTATGAGTGCTACCTCGATATCGGTGAGTCAGATGGTATGGCTAAGAAACACAGGGTATGTTACGCAAGCAAGACTATCCTTTCAGATGAAGAGATAGACTACTGTCCTTTCTACAGTCTATGTCCTTTCCCAATCCCTCACACATTCTATGGTCAGTCTATGGCAGACAGGACTATGGAGCTACAGTTTATCAAGTCAACGATAACACGTCAGATGTTGGACAATCTATATTTAACTAACAACAGTAGAGTAGGAGTTGTAGAAGGTCAATGTAATTTAGATGATGTATTAAATAGCACAGCTGGTGGCATTATCAGGATGAAGAATCCAAACGCAATAGTCCCACTGCAAGTCCAGTCATCTGCTGCACAATCATTCCCAATGCTAGAGTATTTAGATAACGAACAAGCTAAGGCTACTGGTGTATCAGACATGTCACAAGGGTTAGACCCTAATGTGTTACAGAATGTATCTGCTACTGCTGTTGCTGCAATGACACAACAATCACAAGGTAAGCTAGAACTCATAGCTCGTATCTTTGCTGATACCGGTGTTAAGAATCTTATGCGTGGTATCTTGCATCTAGTATGTAAGTATCAAGATGAACCTCGTGCTATGGCTATCAACGGTAAGCCTATGCAGATAGACCCAAGAGAATGGGATAACTTATACAATGTAAACATCAATGTAGGGTTAGGTAATGGAACAGGTAACGAGAAGGTAGCAATGCTCCAGATGATTATGGGTAAGCAAGAGATGGTACTACAACAGTATGGTCTAGCTAATCCTTTGGTTGATCTAAAGCAATACAGACAGACGTTAGCTAAATTTATAAATGCGTCGGGCTATCGTGATGACAGTCAATTCATTAAAGAGATAGATGATGAGACTATGGCTAAGGTAATGGAAGCAGATGCTAAAGCAGACAAGACACCTAGTGACGTGAAAGCAGCACAGGCAATAGCTAAAGCTGAGACAGATAAAGCACAGATGAAGCAGCAAACAGATCAAGCAGCACAACAGTTAAAGTTGCAAGAACTGCAAATGAAGATGCAAATGGAACAACAACAGTTAGAACTAGATAAGCAACAACAAGAAATAGATAGCGCCAAAGAGTTACTTAAGATACAACAAGAGCGTGCTCGACTCGAAGCAGACATTCAACTTAGGGAAATAGACTTGAAGATTAAACAAGAAGCTCAGGAAGACAGTGCTAACAGTGCTGATATGAAAGATATGGTTAACGCTATTGATAAGATTGCGAAAATCAATGGGTGATTTCTTTGATGATATAAGTAGGAAAGCTCAAGCTAGACGTAACCTAACATTCGAAAAGCAGAAGACTTTACTTAACAGTGGTATCCTCACACCATCTATGACTAACGGGTCATTGGATGGTAACCTCACAGATGAACAGATCATTGAGAAGAATGAGCTAATTGAAGCTGAAGAGCAACAAGCTTATAACGATGCTATTGCTTTACCGGTGGGTATGGGTGAAGGTGCGTTAGGTATATTAGGTGACTTAGAGATACTAGGACAAGGTATCGGTGGTGCATACAATGCAGAAAGAGGTCAGAAGTGGGATGGCTTTGTAGATGCAATGGGCAAGAGACAAGAGGAAGGCACATCATTCTGGTCAACATTAGATAATCAAAAGAGAACTGATGGTTGGTTAGAAGGCACAGAGTTAGGTGATAGATTAAAAGATGGCTCAGGTGGTAGATTAGTAGGTGAGATACTAGCTCCTATTCCAGTACCTAAAGGTATTATGCAAGCGGGTAAGATTGGCGCTAAGATAGCATCACATCCAATGACAAGATATGCAGCAGAGACAGCTAAGACTGAAGTCTTTAACGCTGTTAACAATGTAGGCACAACAGGTCCTCTAAACAGAGGGATGAGTATGTTCACTCCACCTAAACAAAACATGGTGATTGGTGAAGGCTCAACTAAGTTTGACATGCCATCATATAAAGAATTCAAGAAACAGATTGATGTAGATGCAGTTATGGCTAACAGGAAGAAGACTGGTAAGTTTGCTCCTACACCTGACGAACAAAGACTATGGGAAGAAACCTCTAAGAGAGGTAACCCTACGTTTATAGATGCTGATGGTATTATCAAACAAGAGATACCAACAGGACCTATGAATCTTAAAGCACCTTTATTAAAAGGACAGCCACAGTTTGCGTTAAGAAACTTAGCAATGAATAGCTATAAAAGCACTAGAGGAACAGGCGCTGGTAAAGGTTTAGACACACAAACTAGACTAGCTAAAATGACAGATGAGCAAGTTAATAGAACGGGTGCTAATGCTTTCGTTAATGGTAATGATGTAACACTAAACCCTAACTTAAGTAAAGCAGACTTTAATGAGTCATTAGCTCATGAAGCACAGCATATGATACAGGATGCAGAGAACTTTAAGGGTGCTAACTGGTCAACAGGATCTAGTCCAGAACTATTCACAGGCAAACAGTTTGACAATATATTAGAAAGAGCAGAAGAAGCTGAAGATGTATTCTCTAAGGAGTTTGCTAAGTTAGTTAAAGCTGGTAAAGCAACAGACGATGAATACTTTGATGTTATGCAAGAGGTGACACCTAATCTATTTAGTGCGCAAGTTAGAAAGGATGCACTACTTGGAATGAGAGATTATGATAACCTTAAGTTTGGTGAAAAGTCTAAAGGTCATTTCTTTAACAATGGAGACAAGCCTTACTTTGCTGATGCTGGAGAACTCACACCTAGAGTAACTGGTGCAAGAGCGCATCTAAACAAACAAGGTATAGCAGACAATCACATCCTTAATGCTATGGATGAAGACTTTAAAGGCTTTGGCTTTACTACGAAAGATATGTATCCACCTGAAGTCTTAGAAAGATTTAAGAATGGTAGGTTAAGAGATCAAGCTGTTATGGATGGGCTTAACAAAACAGAATACGGACAGATGTTAGACGGTGAGCTAACTAAGTTCTCTGCTAGTAGTTTTAAACAGGCAATGAAAGATGCTATTAAGAAAAGGAAGATTCCTTCAGTATTAAAGGACGGTAAGTTTAAAGTTAATGATATGAAAGGAACTATGGGTCATGGCTATGAAGTTAACTTTTCTATGGATGGTAGCGATTGGTCATTTGGTATTCCTAGCACACCAAGAAACCCTGAAGGCGCAGTAAAAAACATACTACACAATGTAGGTAAGTTCTTTACAAAAGGATCTGACTGGTATTTAGATAAAGACTTAGCAGATATTATTGTTAAACCAGGAGATGATGTTAGTCGTAAACTATTATCTGATGCAAAAGCAAGCAAAAGAACTAGCTACAGTATGCCTATGCCTAAAAGTAATACTGCTGACTATGGTATCAATACTAAACAACCTAATCCTAATGTAAGGATAGGCGCTGACAGAAACCTAAGAGAACCTAATATACTTAGTGATAAAGACCTTATTAATCCTAAAGATAGACCAGCTAATTTAAACCAAGCAGATAAAGACTCCTTTTACAATACACTTGATGAAGGCTCAACTAACTGGAATAATAAACAATCACCAGCAGAAAAAGGCTATGGCTTAGAAAACACAATAAAAGATTATGCAAACGACTACAGAGCAACAGATGGCACTGGTAAAGTAACAAGGCTTGTTGGTAACAAACAAAAGAAACTAGGTTATCGTGGTGACCCTTTACTTGATAGTGATTGGTTTGATCAGTTTACTTTGACACAGACACCAACTAAAGATGCTGTTAAGTATGGTGCGAATGGTGATCAACTTGTATCTCCAATGAATAATGTATTAGATGCTAACGGTGGTGTTACTAAACAACCAAGCACCGGATTAAACTCTAAAGCTATCTCTAACATGAACCCTATGGAAGCTGCTAGACCTAAAGGTATGAGAGGTTTTGCTGAGCTTAAAGAAGAGCTAAGAGCCTTACATAAAGAAGCAAAGGGTGATCCAGTAATGCAACAACAAATAAGAGACAGGATTGTTCAGGTTGATAAAGAGATGCGTATGTTTGATTCAGACTCAGCAAGGTCTAAAAGGTCTATGTTTGATGAAGGTGATGATAAATTAGCTACTGAATTAGAAGATGCTTATACTCCAGACAAATCTGGCACTACCAATATTGACCAAAACATTAGAACAGCTGACTTAGATGACACTCACTTCACTGGTAAGTATGGTGTTAATGACAACCCTAAAAACATTTCTGATATTAATATTCAAGGTGGTAAAGCTAAAGCAGATTTAATAGATAATCCTCCTGTAATGAGTTCTCCAAACAAAGTTCTTAATGATAAGTATAACAATACTATTAACTCTATCAACAGTGCGTTAAAGAACAGAAGATTAACACCTGATGAGAACATTAATTCTATTATGAGAGTTGTATCAGACTTACAAGCACAATCTGTTCCTAAACTACAAAAGACAAGAGAACCATTCTTGCGAGCTAGGGAAGAGATGCTTAACTATGCTTATGATGCAATGGAATCAATACAAAAAGCTTCATACACAGGTGATAGTAAGAGTGTTTTAAATAAAGTACCTACAAGAAACTTAGATACTATTCCGGCTGATGTTAAGAGCGTAACCTTACCTAAAACTAAGACTAGGTTTGATACACAACAAGACTACGAGTTTGATGAGCTTGCACGTTCATGGGAAAGAGACCCAATGAATATCAAGACAAGAGAAAGGTATCTTCCTAACGGTAAAAGAGAAGACAAAGCTAGAGATCTCGGCTGGTCAAAAAAAAAAGATAACTTCTTCGAGGAGCTAGAGCAGCCTAGAACATCTTATTCTATGCCTAGTAATGGCAATGTATTACACCCAGATAATGTAGACCCAGTAGCTTTAGCAGATGCTTATGCAAAAAGGTCTGAAATAAGAAGAAGAACAAGAGATATATTAGGAAAAACATCTGCTAAAAATTTACTTAAAGATGATTATATAGCTGCTGGAACATTAGACGAGCTAAACGATATTGGAAAAGAAATTAATTACGCAAGTGGAAAAACGTCTCCAAAACCAACAAAATCTCCTGAAGTGCAAAAATTACATGATGAATTACAAGAAATTAAAGCACAAATAAAAGAAGAGCTTGGGTTAGATAAAATTGATGATATTAACGCAACAAACTTAAAGTCATCTAAATTACATGCAGATTTAAGAGCAAAAGAGTTAGAGGTAGAAAGAGCCTCTGGAAAAAGACCTCCAAGAACAAGAAATGTAGTAGATAAAGAATGGTATAAATTTGTTCCCAAAGATGACCAAAAGAAATTTGAAGCTTTATTAGATGAAAGAAATAGGCATAACAATATAGCTGAAAAACACTTTGGAAAGACAGTTAGGGGTTCAAAAGGAGTTACTGCTGATGAATTTAGAGAGTTAGGGCTTTACGATATAATGATTAAAAATAGAGAGGATAGGGTTGCTTGGAAAAAGAAATATGACCCTGACTTCAAAGGAAAAATTAATGCTCTTGTAAATAAAAGACACGCAGCTAAATTAAAAGCTATTCCTAAATACCAAACACCTGAAGATGTTTTAAAAATAGAACAATTTTACCAAGATGCGCAAAGGCTAACCTTGGAAACTGGAATAAAACATGAGGTAGATCACATTTATCCAATACAAGGTAAGAATTACAGGGGTAAGCACGCACCTGAAAACTTACAAATAGTTCCTAAATCTTGGAACGCAACAAAAAGCAACAGAGTTCCAGTTAATTTAAGAGAGCTATTTTATCAGGAGGGATTATTAAATGATTAACTCAAACGCAATACAAGTAATACTGGATGACTCGTCATTCCAAGAAGCAATAACAGAACTAATTAAACTAAACACAGACATCATCTTAAACAGCGATGTTACAGAGAAAGAAATAAGGGAAATATGCTACATGAAAGTAAAGGTAGTAAATGAATTGGTAGGACACTTGGAATCATTAGCAAGTGACTCTAAAATTAAACACAACAACACACGGGACAGATAATATGGGACTTCTAGACTACTTTAACCAAGGCTTAGACACACTTAAAAGTCAACCAAAGATGTATGATCCTCATGCAAATGCACAAGCATTAATGGGTGGTACTCCAATGGGACAACCACAAGGACTGTTAAATAATGTCTATGGTGAAGGAACTGACACGTTTAATACTACAGTAGAGCCTACTGCACCATATACTCCACCACCAGACCCAATAGAACAAATGAATCCGGGTATTATGACACCAACATACCAACAACCTATCGGACCAAATTATGGAGGTAATCTTCCTAATGGTTCTGCACCACAACAGGGCATAGTAGGTGATGGCACAGGCGTTAATTTTAATCAAACATCTACTAATGGATATGAAAGACCAGAAACAGAATATTACCAACCAATAAACACAAATATAGGTCCAGACTACGGTGTTGTTTCACAGCCACCAGCATATGACACACCAACAGATGAAACTGATTACGCTGCAACAACTACACCTTACAATGCACCTCCTAGTCTTATAGGTGAAGCATTTGATCCTAGTTTAACAGAAGAAGAGAAATTACTAAGAGAAGCAGCTAAAAATAAAATACCTTGGTATTTAGGTGGTAATGCGGGAAAGTAGAACAGCCTGAATCACTTAACTCTAACGAGTATTTAGGCTTTATACAGGACAAAGAAGGATTTAGAGGGCAAGCATACAAACCTATCGATAGTGAGGAGCATTACACTATTGGTTACGGTAACTATGGTCAAGATGTGCAACCAGGTGATACAATCACTAAAGAACAAGCAAATGTTCAGCTACAAAACAATATAGATGAAAGATTAGTACAGATTAGACAAGCAATACCTGAATTTGATAACTTACCATTAGAAACAAGACAACATTTGTTAGGATCTTGGTTTAGAGGAAGTTTATCAGGAAGTCCTAAGACAATTAGTCTTATTAATGAGGGAAGATTTGATGAAGCAAGTCAAGAATTCTTAAATAATGATGAGTATAGAACAACCTCACTTGGAGGTGTAAAAACTAGAATGAATGACACAGCAAATGCAATGAGAGGATTAATTACGTAAAAATAGACAGCCCCATTTTATAGGGGTTCCAGAGGTAGCAAATTGTTGTGAGAAGCCCTACAAGCCATTTAAATTATTTTTGATGGGGTAGCCTACCTAAAAACCAAATAGAACAAAAATGGGCAATTTAGCCTATATATGCGCTAGCATACTCTAGTGAAAAAAAGGAAGAAAAAAGATGGAAAATGAGCAAATCAATGACACTTCAAATGAAGTAGTTGAAACTCCGAAAGATGCAGAAGCGGTGTTTACTGAACTATTAGAAGCTGAAGAGTCTAACGACAAACCAGAGGTAACTAACAATGAACAGGAAGACACTCAGGAAGATGCTGAGGAAATTGAGGAAGAAACAGAATCCAACGAAGTAGATGAAGAGTCTGATGAGGACGAAACTGATTCTATTGACGAGGATGAAGAGGAAGACTCAGATGAGGTAGAAACTTTTAAAGTTAAAGCTAATGGCGAAGAACGTGAGTTAACGTTTAACGAGTTAGTGGAAGGCTACCAAAAAGGTTCTAACTACACTAAAAAATCGCAAGAGCTAGCAGCACAGAAACAAGCAGTACAAGCTGAAGCTGGAGCAATCCAAGAAGCAATGCAACTTAGAGAGGAATACTCCCATCGACTAAGTCAAGTCCAACAATTATTACAGAATCAAGGTGATGATGGTGTGGATATGGCTGACCTTAAAGAAAACGATCCAATCGCGTGGAGCATAAAGACCGCGGAAAAAACAGAACAAAACAAAAAGTTGCAATTACTTGCAGCCGAGCAAGATAAATTAGCTTACGCACAGAGACATCAAGTTTCACAGCATCAAGCTAAAGTTGTCGCTCATGAAGCAGAGCTTCTAGTTTCTGAAATGAAGGAATTTTCTGATCCAAAGAAAAGCGAGCAAGTCAAAAAAGACATTCGTAGCTATGGAAAAGCAATAGGATTTACAGATCAAGAATTAGCACAAGTATATGACCACAGGCACGTTATGGTACTGCATAAAGCAGCTCAATGGGATAAGCTACAAAAAGCTAACCCAAGCGTTAATAAGAGATTAGTTAATGCGCCAAAAATGGCCAAGAAAGGCAACAAAGTTGCTAAAATTTCAACTGTAAACAAACAGAAAAACAGACTCAAAGAGTCAGGCACTATTGCTGATGCTACTGAGTTATTCAAAAACTTTATTTAAAAGGAAACATACAAAATGGCAGCAAACACATATAAAACCTACGATACCGTTGGTATCAGAGAGGATTTACAGGATGCAATCTACTCGATTTCTCCTACAACTACTCCGTTTATTTCAACAGTGGGTAGAAGTAAAGCAAAAAATACATACCACGAATGGCAAACAGATTCACTTTCTGACGTGGATCTTACTAATGCTAAAATTGAGGGAGCTGATGCAGAGGCAGCAGTTTTAACTCCTACAACTCGTGTTGGTAACTATACACAGATTTCTGACAAGGTAATTAGCGTTTCCACAACAGATAATGTGGTAGACAAAGCTGGTCGTTCTACAGAAACAGCATACCAACTAGCTAAAGCATCATCAGAGCTAAAACGAGACATGGAAGCAATTGTCCTGTCAGATCAAGCACAAAATGCTGGTAGCAATTCTACACCTCGTAAACTAGGTGGATTACAATCTTGGATTACAACTAACGTTGTAGACACAGCTGGTGCAGCTCCTACAGAAGATAACCTAAACGAAGCAATGCTAAAAGCATACACTGCTGGTGGTGAGCCAACAATGTTTTTAGTATCTCCGGCAACTAAACAGGCTGTTAGCAAATTTGCTGGGATTGCAGAACAACGATTTATGGCACCTGGTAACAAGCCAACAACTATCGTTGGAACAGCAGACGTTTACATGTCAGACTTTGGCACACTAAACGTAGTTCCAGATAGATTCTGTCCAGATGAAGTATCATTTATTGTTGATTCATCTATGGCAAATATTGCATATCTTAGACCTTTCAAACAGACTCGTTTATCGAAGACTGGAGATAGCGAGAAGACATTAATGAACGTGGAATGGACTTTGGTTTGTAAAAACCAAGAAGCCCATGCTATGATGGTTGATTTAACTTAATCTAAAAATTAAGTGAGTAATAGCCCCTTCGGGGGCATTACCTTTAAGGGAAAATATGAAATCATTTACAGATAAAGATATAAACAAAACCACATCGGTGGGATTGAACGGAAAAGATGAAATTGTTATTGAACAATCACAAGACGTGTCAGATTTAATCGCGCAGAACAAAAAAGAATACAACAATGCGGAGAGCAAATGGTCAGACAAATTATTTGGCAATAAAGTTGCCAGTATACCATTCGCAGCAGTCGATTTATTGAATAAACAAGGAGTCATGAAGGGATTTGAGGTACGAGACCAAAAGCGTTTCTTTGCTTGGTTAAACGACCCTGAAAACCTATACTTTCGCACAAAACCGGGACACTTATAAATGCCAGCTTTTACAAGTTATACGAACTTAAAACAAAATATTGCAGACTATCTAGCCCGTCAAGATTTGACGACTCAGATACCTATGTTTATTAGTCTTGCTGAAAAAAGATTAAATCGTGATCTACGACTTAGACAGACTTTGCAACAAAGCACATATTCTATGGATAGTGGCTTTGAGATTCCAACACCGGCAGATTTTTTGGAAATGCAAGATTTACATTTGGTTGCCAACCCTATCATTCCACTCACATACCAAACAGTATCACAATTCTATAGAAGAAATGGCAATAGCCAGCAAGGCTATCCAGTTAATTACACACTAGTTGCGGATAACTTTGTACTAGCTCCACAGCCAACAGGCGCAACAACTGCAAATATGACTTACTATAAGATACCAAAAGTGCTATCAGACACTAATCCTTCTAACGAATACTTAGATGTATGCCCAGATTTACTGTTATATGCAAGTCTTGCAGAGAGCGCTCCTTACTTGCTTGATGATGCTAGACTAGCTACATGGCAAGCAATGTATGCAGAAGGACTCGCATCAGTTACTAAATCAGACGAACAGTCTACATTCCCGGCTCAGCCACTCTCAATTCAAATATCATAGGACACAACATGGATTTTACAAATTACCTCGCAGACAGACTCGTTAAGGCAACCGTCGGAGACGTATCTTACACAGCGCCAACCGCAGTTTACTTAGGTTTATATACGGCAGACCCAACCAAAGCTGGTTTTTCTTCTAACGAAGTAGACGCAGCATCATACAACAGACAGGTTGTTAAGTTTTCAGCTCCAAAAGATGGAGTAGCTACTAATGACTCTCAAATTGATTGGAGTACAGCAACAAGTAACTGGGGAAATGTTGGTTATGTCTCTATAATGGATGCACCTTCTGGTGGCTTTATGCTTTACTTTACTGCACTAGACAATGCTAAAGAGATACTCTCTGGTGACCAATTTAAGATTGATGTAAACAAATTACAACTAACATTAACATAGGATAATAAAATGGCATTATCAATAAAAGATAGAAT